AGCCAAGATAATACTTTGGCTCGTTCCATATTTCCGCCACCTTCATGAGCAATTGGAAAGTATCCTTTGTAATAAGCAGAAGCTACAGCAATACCAATTACTTCTCCATTTCCAATAATAGAACCTGATCCTTTTTTAATAAGATCGGGATCTTTTGTTTCTAGATCAATTGCAATTTCATCTACTTGTCTTAAGTCTGGAAATTCTGTAGGCTTCACCCATTCAGTCTGGGCTTCAAATCTAGGAATTCTCATTAGTTATGTGGACACCTTTCTTTCTTTGCTAGCTCTTTCCATTTATTGTATCCCTCTACCCAACTTTCCTGCGGGCCATAATCCCTTTCAATAATCATATCAATATAATGTTTAGCTTTTTCAAGATCTTGAACTTCTCCTTTATATGCGTGTCTGCAGATATATTTAATAGCATTTCCTTCTGCAAAAAGCAATTTGTTCTTGTTTATAAACTCACTAGGCTGCACAGCCATATTTTTGTAGTGAGATCCTCCGATTTGTTTATTGTAAACTTTCGATGTCATATCCTTTGTCCTCCTTTTTTGCCGCCAAAATATATAAATTTTGTTTAGTACGCGTGACGCCCACATACCAAATCCGATTTTCTTCATCTTCTTTCTCGGGGCTTTTTTCAATAGCCTCCCTAATAGTTTTAGTATTATCTAAGATAAGTAAGACATTATGCGCTTCACCTCCTTTAGCTGCGTGAATCGTTGATAATTTAACTCTTGCTTCTTTAGATAATTTCTCTCCGGCTTGTAGCATATCTCTAATGTAGAGACTGTCTTCAGGTTCAGTTTCGAAAACCTCAAACCATTGTTGAGTGTGGCTATAGCCGAATTCCCTTAAGTCATAAAGTCTTTCTTCCTTGCCAGGAAATTCTTTGCCAAAATATTCAAATAAATCCTTACACTCTGAGATGGATAGTTTGGCTCCGTTTGTCCATCGTGTATAATTTTGAATGGCATCGTATAGTCTAGTCCTATAACTCTTTCTATTTTTGTACTCAAAATAAATTCCTCTTTCTTTCAAGGATGGCTTTAGCTTTATTAATTTGTCATTATACCTAGCGAGCACTAACCATTTTCCTTCATGTAAAGGAACGTCTTCGATTGATGTTCCAAAATATACTGAACCCTCTTCATCTCGTGCCTCCCATTCTTTTTTTATTCTCCTATCATCTGGTATTCTACTTAAAATATTGTCAGCAATGTGTTGAACGGTTCTAGGAACTCTATAAGATTGGGGGAGCACTATTTCTTTAGCAGGTTCTTGTTGAAATCTTGTTACATCTGCGCCAGCCCATCCATAAATAGCTTGATCATCATCACCAGCTAAGATAACATGTTTGGAGTTTTTCTTTAGAGTTTCAAACATCTTCCATTGAATCGGCGACAAATCTTGGGCCTCATCAATAAAAACGACGTCATATTTTGGACATATTTCGGCCATAATAAATTTTTCAATCATGTCGGTGAAATCTTTAAGATGATAAGACTTTTTGTAGTTATCTAATTCATCTTTTAAAATATATAATAAGTTTTTGTCTAAATCTTGGGAGTACATATCTGTGTTGTACTCATCTTCAATAGGAATTTCTTTTATTCTGGCAGCATTAATTATATTAAAATATTCACTGTCGGAATCAACAAAGCCTGTTTTCTCTTCTCCATTACTATAAACGGTTACTTCAATGCCTAGACTTCTACCTATATCTTCGTAGTGTTCATCTTGCATAACTTCACTTTTCTTCATTCCTAGTTTCCAAAAAGCTAGAGAGTGTAGGGTTCTAAAATGTTTTAATTGTTTTTCACTAATGGTAGGATTCTGATCTAACATTCTTTCTTTAGCTTCGCCTGCGGCTTTTTTAGTAAAAGCAAAGTATCCTATCTTATCAATAGGGGTTCCTAGTTTAATAAAAGTTTTTGCATAATGTAAAAGACGTGTGGTTTTCCCTGTTCCCGGAGGCCCGAGTATCTTTCTCATCATAAAATCTCCGTCTTATGTTTTAATTTAGTATGATGAATCGGAACGTTTTCAAATTCTTTTATAGAAATTTTTACAATGTTTTTAGTGGGTGTATTATATTTTCCTTTATCTTTAGTGGGAAATCTTTTTTGATCTAGAAATTCTATGTCACAATCTTTATAAGTTGCTTCCATCATGGTGCCTGTTTTATCTTCGTTATATTTCCAGTTCTTAGATTTTAATTTGTCATAAAATTTATCAAATTTAAAATACGCATACCCTTCTTCAATTAATACAGTGCCAGATTTAAAACCGGCATCATTCATAGCTTTAGGACCATTAATTTTTGCATGAAATACATCATGTAATTTTTCTTTAGAGCTTGTTCCTATAGGAGGGTTAATTATTGTTTGTGTTTTCCATAAAGCATCAAGAACCATTTGATCTTCATCCCCTTTAATAATTGGTGGAGGAAATCCTGCAGCTTTGGCTATTGCATTTCTTCGTTTACGTTGATCATTAACATGCTCAACTGATCGACAGTGAACTGTCGCTGTTCCAATTCCATCAGATTTAATAACATCGAATTCAAATTCAGGTTCAGGATCTAGATCTATTTTTTTAAGGTTAGTTAAAACAGGATAGGTTCCTTTGGATCCTGCTAACACTCCAAATTTTTTCTTAACACATATTCCTTTTTTACAATGATCACTGATGGGACTTTGAGTACAAGTATATCCTTTTAATGATCTTGCCCAGGATCTTACCTTAGCATTTAATAATTTATCATCCCATGCGTTGGCATGTTGTTCAGCAAAATATTTAACAGGAGCATTCTTAACTTTTTGTTTCCAGGTATCTTCATATTTCATTTTAACAAAGACATGATAGTTGTACATAAATCTATCTTTGCCATCAAACTGTGGGTCCTTCATAATTGTAGATAGAGAAGCTAAGCACGGAGGACCATCTTTAAAGTCTTCATCAGCTCCTTCAAAAATCTTTTTATCAATGCTGTCTGTGATAGCAGTGAGTTGATCTGGATCAACTAAATTCGATTCAATTAAAGGGATAAATTGCTCAAATGTAAATTCTGTTCCGTCTATGTTTAAAGCTCTTCTTTCTGTCTTATTAAAATAAGGTAGATTAATAAATTGTCCTGGTCTATATCCCCCACTTTCAAGATCTTTAGTAAGTTGAGTTTGTTTAGGAAAAATTTCTGTATCTGATTTTAATTTAAAAAGGGGAAGGAGATTGCTTAGAAAAGATTTTAATGTTGCTGCATCCACAAACTTTCTCATAAAAATGTAGAGATGAAGTCCTTTACTTTTGGATAGAATAGGTACGAGAGGTAATTTATATTCTTGGATTTTGTCTATAATAAATTTTTTATCAAAGTGTTCGTAGTTTCCTGGATCAATATCAATGAGTCCAAACTTAGTTTCCCCCTCTTCATTACAAGGTTGAATCCCAATAGATTTTTTACCATTTAAATGGTCAATATAAATATCATCAGTGAGCTCTTGATAATTCCAACGGTAGTCTCCTGGTTTTAATCGAAGCTTGCCGCTGTCAGGATCAACGTAGGCATTTTTAATATTAGCGACACCATACGCCCCACGATAACCATTAAAGATCTGTATATATTTCTCATTCATAATATCTTTCCATGGGCCCTTCAGTCTCCCTCCGGGCCCACGTCATGCATGATTTCTTCTTCCGAAGAAATTAGAAATGCGAATCAGACCCTTTCGGTTTATCAGCGCCGTGTTTTGCTTTGACACTTCCTTTGGAAATGTTTTCAGAAAACGTTTTGGCTTGTTGATAAGCTTGACTGTCAGTAACTGGTCCTACCTTACTTACTTCCCAACCAAACCAAGTGCCTTTATCATTTGACATTTGAGTTGTTTTTAGTCTGTAAATATGGCTAAAAGATGCTGGCGTAAATAAGCCATTCTTACCTTTTAGTTTTAGACCACTCATCATTGAGTTCCATTTTCTACTAATTTTTAATTGAGTAGACTTCATAGAAATCAAAGCTGTTGAGGGACTGTCCCCTAGGACAATCACAAAATGCGATGCAGTCTTTTCGATATAATTACCATTCGGTAATCTATCTTTATAGTTTGCATCTGGTTTTGTTTTGGACATGATGTCAGATGAAGAATCATAAAT